GTACTACTTCTCCGTCAAGTCGTTTGCATACCGTTACATCTAGTGGTGAAAATAAATTAAGCGTTGAAGCAACAGCAGCTTCTAAGTCCGCTGTTATGTCGTTAATAACAAACGCCACAACTCCAGGACAATGTATTTTGTACATGGGCAAAAGCGGTGCAACTACCAATGGACAAGTTGGTTACGACCCAAATAGTAATTTTCTATACCTATACACCAATAACGCAGAACGGATGCGTATTGACACCAGCGGTGACGTAGGAATTGGCGGCACTCCAGTGGCTTCGTTGTACGTTTCGAGGTCAGCCGCCCAAGCAGCTACAGGTGCAAATGCATTTGTAATAACTCGGCCCGGTACAGCCGACAACTTCTACGTTTACTATGGCGATTCCTACGCACCGGGCGGTTCTGCCGCAGTGCTAAAGCTGGGCAACATGTCGTCCAACAATCGCTCAATAAACGCCAGCGGCACAGTAAACGCATCTGGTTCGGACTATGCCGAGTACATGACCAAAGCCAGCGACTTTACGATTGCAAAGGGTGAGGTAGTCGGTATTGATGCGAATGGCAAGCTGACCAATGTGTTTGCTGATGCGGTCTCGTTCGTTGTCAAGTCAACAGACCCATCCTTTGTTGGTGGCGATGTTTGGGGTACGAAGAATTCCCTTGGTCTATCAGACCCAACGCAGCCGACACAGCGCCAAGCAACGGACGAAGTTGAGGCCGAGACCGATGCAGAATTTGCAATTCGTCAGGCAGCATACGAAGCTGAGAAAGCAGTGTTTGAGGCAGCGCTAGAGACTGCTCGTCAGCTTGTTGACCGTGTTGCGTTTGCTGGTCAAGTGCCCGTTAATGTTACAGGCGCAACTCCGGGTCAGTACATTGTTCCGGTGAACGACAACGGCGCAATCAAAGGGCAGGCTGTGAGCAGCCCAACATTTGAGCAATATCAATTATCCGTGGGCAAGGTTATTGCTGTTGAGGCTGATGGACGCGCCCGTATTATCGTCAAAGTGGCTTAACTTAAAAAGGACTTACCATGACTACCCTTACCACCGCTGAGCAAATTGCAAAGCACTACAGCGCCGCTATGGACAGCGTAGCCCTCATCAACGGGGGCCAGCCTGAAGATATGAGCGATGCAGATTGGGCAGACTGCCTGTCTCGCAACAAAGAGCACCTGAAGCTCATGCTGGAGAAGGACTTCTGGACTACGGAAGACCTGACCCCGCTGCGCACCGCATCTCAATAATTTTTGGAGCCACTAATGGAAGACGTCAAAGTAAGCCTGCAACTCGTGAACGGCATCCTGCAATACCTGGGTACTCGCCCCTATGGCGAAGTGTTTCAGATTGTCAATGCCATCCACGCGGAAGTGCAGCCTCAAGTCCAAATGCCAGAGATGGCAAAACCCGATGAGACTGCAGAGCCCGTCACGGACGCTGCCTGACGGCGGCATCGAGCCTGCACACGCCGTAGAAGTTCTCTGCGGTGCGTGCGGCTACGACCTGGATCAGTCCGAAATCGACGCAGACGCCTGCGCCGATTGCGGGCAGCCACTGGACCTTAAACAGTCCGTGGCAATTGAGATCACGACGGTTCCTGCTGCATCGGGAGCAACTATGTAAGGAGAATTTAAATGATTCCAATCGTCGCATCACTGCTCGGAACCTTGGCCCAAAACGGTCTAGGGCTTTTGTCCTCTGCGATCCAGGCCAAGGGCAAGGAAGTCGTTGAAGACGCGCTTGGCGTAAAAATCTCCGATAACCCCGGCCCTGAAGAGGTCAGCAAGCTCCGCCAGCTCGAGCACGAACACGAGGAACGCCTCCTGGAGCTGGGCATCGAAAAGGCCAAGCTGGAAATGGCTGAGTTGGAGCTGCTGGCAAAGGCTGCGCAGTCCGATGCCCAAAACATCACCGACCGGTGGAAAGCAGACATGTCTTCGGACTCCTGGCTGTCCAAGAACATCCGGCCCATGTCGCTGATTGCCATCTTCTGCGGCTACTTCCTGTTTGCCATGATGTCCGCCTTTGGTTACAACGCCAACGAGTCCTACGTGACCTTGCTGGGCAACTGGGGTATGCTGATCATGGGTGCGTACTTCGGTGGTCGCACTGTCGAGAAGCTGGCTGAAATGAGGAGTTCAAAATGAGCCTGAGCCAAGAACAAGCAGCCTTTCTGCGGGACATGTGCCGACTCGTGGAGTACGCGTCTGCCCAGGGCTTTATGGTCACCGGCGGGGAATTGTTCCGCACACCTGAACAGCAAGCTGTTTATGTCAAGACAGGTCGCAGCAATACCATGAACTCCTTGCATTTAAAGCGCCTGGCGGTGGACCTTAATTTCTTCAAAAACGGCAAGCTGATCTACGACAAGCAGATACTTGCGCCGTTGGGTGCCTATTGGGAATCTCTGCACCCGCTCAATTCCTGGGGCGGAAACGGCATTAAGATTCTGGATACGCCACACTTCAGCCGAGGTGACGGCAAACCCGAGTGGAGACGCGTGACATGAAAAGCACACCTGTATGGGACAAAAAACGTCCTAAGAGTCTGGGTAAACCCAAGGCTTTGACACCCGTAAAGAAGTCTGCCGCGAAAGCTGCTGCCAAGAAAGCAGGACGCCCTTACCCCAATCTGGTGGATAACATGCGGGCCGCGAAAAGCTAACCATGCCACTTCTTCGACTTTTTCTCAAACCAGGCGTCGACAAACAGAACACTGAGTACGGCGCTGAAGGCGGCTGGGTCGACAGCGACTACGTGCGCTTTCGCTACGGCCTGCCCGAGAAGATGGGCGGATGGACGCGCTTTGGCAATACGGTGGTGAACTTTGTGGGTTCTGCCAGCGACATTTTTACCTGGAACGACCTGGAGGGCTCACCCTACGCGGTTCTTGGAACAAACCGCAAGGTCTATGCGTTCTACGGCGGTGCGTGGGCCGATATCACTCCCATTCGGGCCACGGGTGCATGCACTTTTAGCACCACCATCAACAGTACTACGGTGGTTGTCAATGACGCGGCCCATGGTGCGGTGAAAGGGGACTTCGTCACTTTTAGCGCCGTCACTGGCGACCCAGGAGGCATCCCCAATGCTAGTCTCACAAACGAGTTTGAGATTCAAGAGGTACTCTCCACTGGCACTTACACAATCGTCTCCCCGACCCAAGCGACCTCCACGGCAGCGGCGGCCGGCGCGGCAACCGCGACCTACCAGATCAACGTCGGGGGCGACATCAGCTATGTTGACTTCGGATGGGGCACCGGCACGTGGGGCTTGAGCACCTGGGGCACGCCCCGCCCTGCTTCGGCTGCTTTGGCCTTGCTGGCCCGGGTCTGGCAATTTGATAACTTTGGCCAGCTCCTTATCCTGCAGTTGGTTGATGGCGGCATCTACGAGTGGAATCCCAGCTCGGGCCTTGGAACGCGGGCCACGGCCATTTCCGGCGCGCCCACTAAATCCAAGTTTGCGCTGGTATCCACCCCTGACCGCCACCTGGTGTGTCTTGGCACGGAGTCCACGCTGGGTGATCCGACAACCCAGGACCCGATGTTTGTACGTTTTTCTTCGCAAGAGGACATCAACGACTTTGTGGCCACTGCAACCAACACGGCCGGCGGACAACGGCTCACGGACGGCAACGAAATTGTCTCGGCACTGCGCTCACGTGGTCAGATTTTAATTTGGACAGACACGTCCATTCATGGCCAACAGTACCTTGGGCCGCCCTATACCTTTGGCTTCCAACAGCTAGGTGCCAACTGCGGCATCATCAGCCCCCACTCGGCTGCGGACGTCAATGGCGTGGCGTATTGGATGAGCAAGGACGCATTCTTTGTGTTTGACGGCACGGTCAAAAAGATTCCTTGCACAGTGCAGGACTACGTCTTTGAAGACCTGAACATTGCACAGGCCACTGCCGTGAACGTGGGCATCAACACCCAGTTCAACGAGGTAACGTGGTTTTATCCGTCATTGAGCAGTGACTATGTCAACCGCTTCGTGACCTACAACTACATGGAAAACGTCTGGTCAGTGGGCACTATGTCCCGTACGGCATGGACCGACGTTGGCACATTTGAGAAGCCCTTGGCCGCCGAATATGACCCGCTCGATACCGAGGCTACCATCACCACAATTTACGGCCTCACGGCAGGCCGTAGCCACCTGTACAACCAAGAGGACGGTGTGGACGCCAATGGCGTGGCGATTGACGCCTACGTGTACTCGGGATACTTTGACATCGGTGACGGTGACCAAATGCTGCTCATGCAGAAGTTTATCCCTGACTTCAAGCGGCAGACAGGGAACATCACTGTAGGCCTTCGTCTGCGCCCTTACCCACAGGCTTCTGCAGTAGCAAGCTCTTTAGACCCCTACACAATCACACCGACCACGCAGTTTGTCAGTACGCGCGCACGCGGGCGTCAGGTTCAATT